GCGGGTTCTGACCGATCATCTGCGCCACCATCGGATCTTGCATAAACGCTCTGTGTGCAGCGATATGTGCTTCGTGGTCCTGATAGATAAATGCTCTTAAAGGTTTACCATTAAGGGCGTCCATGTTCTCGCTGACCGGATCAGTTGGTTTAGCGTCATCCTTAGTCGGAACAAGCTTATCAGCGTTCTTGATGCCCAACACTTCGATCATCTGTCTGTGCAACTGCGGTAGGTCGTATATCTGCGGTGCAGACTGTGCCATCTGCAATACAGCCTGATACTGAACCACTCGTTGTGCCATCGTAGAGCTGTTTGGATCACTGACAGGTATAACATCCACCATCATGTAATCCATCTGCTTGGCAGTTACAGATCCTCGTAGCGGCTCGTATGAATACTCAGGGGGCGCATACTCAGCCATGATTGTTTTGAGCATTTTAAACTCTTGCTTCATGGCGTAATGGACACGGGCTTGTACCGCAGCCATCGGCTTCAGTGTTCTCTCTAATAACGCGAGTGTCGTACCTACAGGAGCGTTAGCTGACATATCTGATATGTTCATGTCGCTAATCGCCCCTAGCCGCCTTCCTTCCTGCGTTATTTGATTCAGTAGAGACAGAAGCGTTTGGCTTGGCTCTTTATAAGGCAGAGCCATAATATTGTCCCGTATGCTGCCAGAAGGAACATCCACATCCTTAAACTCACCCGGTTCAATGGGCGTATCGTCTCCTTTGATCCGAAGCCCACGAGTCTTTAGACCCCCCGGTAAGTTAGAAAGTGTGCCAGCATCCACCAGTTGCCGGATAAGTGATGTACCTGCCTTTGCGTACCCCCCTATTATGTGTATAAGACCTAGCCCGTAAAACCCAAACCCCGGCACATACACATAGTGTACAAAGTGCTGACGCTTCAACATCAACGGATCGTCAGGATTCCAGTTACGTCTTATACCTAATATCTTAGCCGTACCGCGTTCTATTGTTATCACATACGGTTTAGCTATCTCATCTTCAGAGTCATCTATGCCATCGATCACCACATCTGCGTGTATCTCATACACCGCATAGCGATCATCGTCAGTCATAGAGTAACCACCCTCTTCAGCCTTACGCTCTTCTATATCTGTGTGGTAGGGCTGCGGGTCACCAAGATCTACTTCTGCATAGAATCCTGATGCTTGTAATTTTTTAAGTTCATTCTTAGTCTTACGCATTACGTGTGTCACACGCTCCGCGCTTTCTACGTTAGACGCTCCATAAGGAACGATGACATCTTCGGCTGGTATATACATCGCCACCTGCCGACCAATATTCGGATCGTAGTAGACCTTCTTAAATGCAGAACCAGCCAGACCAAGGCTGTAAAGCAAACGTTCATGCTCCGGTCTGTATTCGACCATGCGCTCTGTAAGCTCGTAGTTCATGTCAGCTTTGACACGCTGTGCCGCTGCTTCTTTATCTTTAGTCTCTTCTCCGAGCACTTTAACTTTGACGGGGCCAGCGGCGGGGAAGGTCTCACTCATTGTTTCAGCTTGGAAGCGTATAGCCGCCTCTGCTAAAACAGTTGAATACACACCGCAGGCTCCTTCCCAAGGTTCATTACGTTCTTCGTAATTGAACCCCAAGACATCAAGACCTTTTACAAATGTATCTGCCCAATCTTTCCTGCTGGACGTATCAGAATCGACAGCACTTATCAGCTCGTCTGATAGCTCGTTGAGCACAGAGTCATCTAAGACTTCAACAAGGTTAGCGTCAAAAGAAACAATATCACCCACATCAGCGTCAGGAATGATGGTTACCTCAACACTGCCGTCATCGAGAGTAACCATCTCAGGATTGACAATCTCTATTTCAAGATTCTCTTCCTGTTCCAGAGATTCTTCTTCTATCCCTATCGGGGCCGAATATAGTCCTTTCTCTACTGCCATTAGTAATACCCACCCCTGCGTTGTTTAAAGTACCGTACATCCTCCGGCTCATCAGTGGGCAACCGTATAAATCCACCTTGTCGAAAACGCATGAGTGCCATCACTGTTGAGTCAACTAGGTCATCATGGCTCATAAACGGAAAACCTGCAATTTCTTCGATTACCTCTTCTGCCCACCGTGTAGGAGGAACCCACACCAAACCAGACGCTACAATATCAGATACTGAGTTTAATCGCGCAAGTTTATCACCTGATCCTCTATGGGGAGTATACTCAGATACAGGCAGTCCCATACGCCTCATCTCCTGATACAAGGCTGTACCCGAACTCTTCTTCTCCACTATAAATGCGTCCGGCTCCCACTCGGCGTACTCTTCCATCGCCAAGTCTTTTAGCTCTGGAAACTCCATCCGCTTCTTGATGCTGTTTAGCAATATGATGTTATACGCATCATTCTCTTCGTTGAGGAACACACCCCACGTAGTCAGAGCCGTAAAGTCAGCCCTGTTGTGTGTTTCTGCCGCTGCGTCCAACGACATGATGATATACTCACAAGCCGGCGGATCGCCCTGCTCCCACATCTGCCACCACTCACGTTTGACCAGCGCGGCCTCTTCTGCTGTCGGTTCCTGCTGATACTGAGCGTTCCACTGGAATGTGGGCATAGATGCCTTGGTTCTCAGTAAAGCTTCAAGGTCAAAGAACTCAGGCCACAGCGGTTTTTGTATCATCTCGCCTGTTTCTTCGTCATCAATATCGAGAATCGCCGGAAACTCCACCACCTCATACTGATCGGCCCGCTCGTTCTGAACCATATCCTTGGTCACACGCCCTGTCAGGTCATCCATATGCCAGCGTGTTTGTATAATAGCCACCCGACCACCGGGCATAAGACGAGTTCGAGCACCGAAGGTAAACCAATCGTACGCCTTGGAGAATGTCTCAAAGTTACCATTGATGACATCCTGCTCTGAATGCGGGTCATCAACGAGCAACAAGTCTGCTCCCCGACCTGCTATAGACGATCCGATACCACAGGCGTAGTACTCACCACCTGTATTAGTGTTCCATCTACCAGCCGACTTAGAGTCTACCGCCAGCTTCACCGTAGGAAATATCGCGGAGTATTCATCCGAAGCGATCATGTTCCGTACTTTTCTACCAAAATCCACCGCCAGATCGGTAGTATGCGACACCATCATCACCTTCTTGCCGGGATTACGCCCCAAGAACCAAGCGGGGTACATGATAGATACAAGATTCGACTTACC